TTTAAAAACTTGTTATTCGAGCGGAGCGAGACTGCGTGGTTGCGTTGGACCGCGCCTACCGCGACGGTGAGGAGCGCTTTAAGCATCGCGAAATATTTTTAACTAGAAAATATCCAAAGTTTATCCAATGTTAGACGGTAATTTTTTGAAATTATGTCATAAGCCTAAACTTTATCCAATATATCCAACTTTCTTAGATATATATATAGTAGTAGTTCTTTGTGAGTTATTCCAGAATTTTACATTCGCCACAAAGAACCCCGGAGCGTAGCGGAGGGTTACTATAAAAAAACGCACCTTATTTTTTTATTATATAAATTTCTCCCCCTAATTTATATATGCCCCAGTGCGCCGTCTTTGACTTCAGAATGAATGTTGACGATTTGGATAACTTTCAAGTTTCTCAAGAATTGCGCAAAATAGCCAAAAAGTTTTGTTTTCAGAAAGAAAAAGGAACAAAAACAGGATATTTACACTACCAAGGTAGGTTATCTTTATTTAAAAAAGATACAACACATGGGGCCTTAAAGTTGTTCGATGATTTGGAGATTCCCCGCCCAAATTATTTTCAACCAACAGTTGGAAAAGAACACCAAAAAGAATCCTTTTATTGCATGAAAGCGCAAACAAGGATTGAAGGTCCATGGACCGACAAAGATGTATTACAATACGTCCCGAAACGAATGAGGGATATTGTCTTGTATCCTTATCAGCAGAAAATTTGGGATAATTACGGTCTTGATGACCGGTATATAAATTTTGTATACAACCCCAAGGGTGGAGGTGGTAAATCAACTATAGCTATTTTAGCTTCCTTAAAGTTGGGTTACATATACTTACCTTTTCTCAGAGACTATGAAAAGTTAATGGAGGTCATGTTGTGTGAATGTCTCGGCAAAACAAATGACCCTAAATGTGTCATTATGGACATGCCCCGTGCTATATCTAAAGATAAGTTAGAAGATGTTTACGGGGCTCTTGAATCGATAAAGAATGGTTTCTTATTCGATACTCGTTATCACTATAAAAAGTGTCTTATTGAGCCCCCCAATGTTTGGGTGTTCTCAAATAAGCCTCCCGTACGCAATCATCTTTCGGATGATAGATGGAGGCTCTGGCGTATCAATTCCGATAAAGATATATCATTAATATCTTGGGATTATTTTACCAATTAAACGCGCGTAAAAATTTTTTAAATTTTATTTTCTATAGGTAGTTTATTATGGCTTATGGAAAACGAACTTATCGTCCATATAAGAAGACATCTATCACGTTTGCTAAGAAAACTTATAAAAAACGGACTCCCGGTCTGTCTAAAAAGGCTGTTAAAACAATGATTAAATCAGCCTTAGCGAAAAAGATCGAAACAAAAATAGTTTCGTCCCTAACAGTACCGACAAATGAACCTCTTTATGAGGTTACGGCTGTTGGCGGTCTCGAACAATTTGCAATTGGTCAGTTAAATTCTGTATTCACAATACAACAGGGCACGGCTCAAGATGAAAGGATAGGAAATGAGATCAACTTGAAGAAATGGGTATTAAAATTCACCATTACTCCTACTATGGGTGCTAATTCTTATATTACATCCCCGCAATTATTGGTTGACTTTTATATTGCTTACAGAAAAGATGGACAACCAATCACACTCCCCATTGCTGGTTTTTTCCAAAATGGGTCATCATCAATCACTCCTACTGGTGTTATAACCGAGAGATTATATCCAATAAACCGTGACGTATACCATATCACGTATAGAAAGAAATTTAAAGTTGGTATTTCTGACGAGGATGCATATTATAACCCTTATGCTGGTTTTGCTAATAATGATTTTCCAATGATTCAGCAATTTTCCCTTGATTTATGTAAACATGGTTTTAAATCTAAAAAAGTTAGATATAACGATAGTGCACTAACAGTGCAAGATAATAAGATTAACGCTTTATACTACTTTTTCCTCATATATAATGCCAATGGATATCCTCTCAGCACCTCTGCTGTTGGTGTATCGACCTATGATTTCTCTATGGTCAATTCCATTGCATATACAGATTAATTTTTTCAATCTAGTTTTTAATATTTGAATCTTTAAAAACTTGTTATTCGAGCGGAGCGAGACTGCGTGGTTGCGTTGGACCGCGCCTACCGCGACGGTGAGGAGCGCTTTAAGCATCGCGAAATATTTTTAACTAGAAAATATCCAAAGTT